TGATATTGCCAAATCCTTTACTGGTCTGCGTTTCATTGAATATTTTTTATTTCTAACCGTGTCCGAATTAAAAAATATCTAATAAAAAGGGGATATAATTGATTGATTTTCAATGGGTTAGCATAACTCGTTGATTTTCAGCCTGTTGCCCGTGTCCTATATAATATATTATGTTAAATAGGGAACTTGTTGAGTGTCAATGAGTTATGCGCAAAAAACCTCAAAAAAACTAATAATTGATATTATGTTAAATAGAATTTTCGTAACTTGTTGATAATCAATGCTTTACGATTCCAAAAATTCTTTATTGACAATCAATTAGTTATGCCGGCGGAAATATAGTGGTTTTATAACTCGTTGATTGTCAATAAACTTTTTTTTCAAAATGTTTGGCCAGTTCGGGAAAAAGTCGTATCTTTACTCCGTAAGGAGTGAAGAATAAAGGTAATATATATAAATTTTATAATATGAGTAAGTTTAACATTGAGTTTAAGGAGTCCGTAAAAACCGGCGGTAATCGTTTGGGTCAGTTAATTGAAAACCCTTTTAAGAATTTTGCCGCAAGTAAAATGAGTAATGGTCGCAAGACTATGTGTGTGGTTGAGTATACCGATTTGTTAGGTAATGTTCACCGCATCAAATGTAGTAACAGAAAACAAATGATTGAAGCGCAGTTGTTTCTTTCTATGTTTAAAAAAGAAGCCGCTACTATTAAAAACATTATTGCGGAATATCCAATTTCTTATGGACGTATCCCTAAAAGGTTTATGAGTGAATTGCGTAGTGAATTGGTTGAATTTGGTTTAACCTACAAATTCATTAACAAATTGGCTGGTTATTAATACCGGCCTTTTGTATTTCAAAATTGTTTCACCTTTAATAAAATGTATATGAGTAAGAAAAATAAATTTAGTGTTAAGAAAGTCCGCAGAGTAATGAGAATGAAGTCAGAAAACTTTGAACCGGCAACATATGAAGTTTGGAAGGTATCTGGTCCTCGTAAGTTTGTGAAATACTTTGTAACTAAAAAAGATGCACAGGCCTTTATTAAGAGCCACACCGATACTACAATGAGTATTGAAGTAGTAAAGAATTTGTTAAACGAAATTAAATATAAATAATATGGGTACACACATTACCATTTTTGAATTGATTGTTATTTCAGTTGGTTCAATTTTAAGTTACGCTTTTATCAAAGCATTTTATGACACATATATTAAAAATAGTAAGTAATATGAATACGATTAGACAAGATTTAGTTTGGGAAAAAATTGGTTATGATTGGGCTAACAAAAAGATGTTAGTAAAGGTATACGACTCCCTAAAGTATATCGTTGAATATTCAGTTGGCAAACCAACATGGACTAGTGTTATTAAGCATATGTTTATTATGCATAACGATAATGTTAATCGTATCAATGTAAACGGATACTATTCAACAATTCGTCGCATCTTAAAAGATATCAAAGTAATTGAATACTACAAAGGTGCTATTATCAAAGGTTCTAATTGGGACCGATTTTATAGTGAGGAAGATTGGAGTTGGTTTGTAACGAATACGAACTGCGGTGGGTATGGTGAAATTGTAAAGTAAAAATAATTTATATGAGTAGAAAAAAACGTTCAGATAGGAACCACGTTATATATGAAATAGTGAATACATCAAACGGTAAATCGTATTTGGGTATTACTGCATGTATCGGTAGACGTGTACACTATTCGGCTCACTTACGTTTTTTGAAACATCAAAGTAGAGCCCGAAAAGAAAATAAGCAGTGGGCATTGTATATGGATATGAGAGAAAATGATCCTGAAGTATACGAATTGTTTATTGTGGATGTAGTCAGAGGTAAAGCACTGGCACACCAAATAGAAGTGGAATTGTTAAAAGAATTTAATTACGAACTAAATAGTACACATTAATATGAGTAAGAGTAAGACAAAAACATTGAAAGGTTTGAAACGTGGTTACGTTGCAACTATGAAAACAAAGGTATTCAATTTTGGTACAGGTCGCCATAAGTACGAAGTGTACGAATTGACCGGTCCTAAAATGGATAAACCACGATACTTTGTGGATGAGTTATCGGTACAAATGTTTGTGAATGCAAATGAAACCGACGCTGCATTAACTAAATCATTTGAGAATGCAGTTAAACGTGCTACATCAAAGAGTGAACGTAAGGAAATGTTAGCAGCAAAAGAATTGAGTGAATTAGTGCCTGATTTGGAAACTATTGTGGATGCTAACATAAGGGATAGTAAAGCAACTAGACCTGAAGATACCGATAAGTAATTTTAAAATTTAAATTTGAAATATGAGTAAGCAACATGTACCAGCGCCCATCCCGCTGAATGAAATGATTGATGGAGTGAAAAATTCGATTAGTAGTGTATTCACTAAATCGGATGTGCTTGATATCTTAAAGCGAATTGAAGTGAAAGTTACCGAGCCGGAATTCACAGAGCATGAAATGGAAGAGTTAATCGACCACGTTCGTAATACGTTGGGTTATATTAGCTCGGATGATATTATTGATAAGGACACTGCTGAATTCACAATTGGTGATGGCAATGTATTATCATTGGAAGATATTGAAGTTGACACTAACTACATTGAAGATGAAGTTGAAGAGTCAATCCGTCAATGGTTCGACCATAATGTATTTTAAATGTGTGTGTATCGTAGGGACCGGCATTAAGCTGGTCCCACCTTACTAAAAATAAATTTGGCAATATCGAAAAGTTTTCGTATATTGTATAACAATCGTGAAAGAAACCATAGTAAAGACCCCACTATGGCGGACTTCAATAATTAATAATCAAAGTGGGTCAAAAACAGTTTTTTTATGGCTAAGACAATTAAGTCAAAAGTTGAGTATCAGGTAACAGAGTTAGTAAGCAATCTTAATGAAGCAGCTACTGCTACATCTGAACAAAAGAGAGATTTCTTTACTACACGTGCATTGTACAATGCTAAACGTTTGAGTACAATCGTAAACAAAGCAAAGATTGGTGCTATGGCATTGATTATTACTTTGGGTATGGTAGCTTGTGGTAGTAACAACACAGCAGCTATCAATGTAGCTGCGGATTCAACAGCAGTAAGTAACGATTCAACTACAACTGCAGTAGATTCAACTGCTAAAGTTGATACTTCAGTAGTGAAGTAATTCTATTGGCGGTGAGCCCGTTTCATAGTGGTTATTCTCAAACTAAACACTCGAGTTACTGACTACCGCCATACTATTATAGCATAGGTTGGGTTCGACTCCCATCCTATGCTCTACAAAGTTAGAATTGCATCTCGATTCTTACTCAATGGTTATTCTCCGATTTACTTTACAACTAAAGCAGTACTAACGTATAAGACCAGTGCACGAGAGCGCTGGTCTTTTTTATTAACTAAAATGATATGAGTAATGATTTATTTAAGCACCCCTATTAGTAGGTTGGGACGTGAACCAACTGTACGAATAGCAAATATGGCCCTGCGCTGGTGTAGAACAAACCTCGGAGTGAACAATCGCAAGAAGTACGCACCCGTTTGGTATGTACATAAAGGTTGCGGTGATAACCTTTGCGGCGAGTACGATGATGGTGATAATGAAGTGCATATATACTGGGACCAATGTGAAGATATCAGAGAATTGATACAAACATGCATCCACGAATGGACACATCAATTACAACCAATAACAACTAAATACTATAAATACCCTGGCTCATATAGCAGGAACCCGTACGAGAGGCAAGCTCGATATAACGAAAAAAAATATACCCCGATATTGTGGGATGAAATTAAAAACAAAGTGAATGGAAGAAGCAATAAAGGTCCTACAACACGCTGAAGTCGTATTAATGAAAAAGATTAAAGCAATGAAGGACGGTAAACCAAAGTATGCCGCAAGTGAAAGGTTGAATGAATTACGCATGGCATTACATATACTCAAAACACATGATGAATTAGATATGATGATGGCAGAGAATGAAGATGAATTTTTAATGCAACAATTCATAGAGCATCCGCCGCAGGCAAAAGCATAAACCCGCCGGACAATTGAAGTAAAATTAATTCAGCAAAGAATACACATATGAGTACACACAGTATAATAGAGAACATAACAATAGACAGATTATATACCATAGAGAGAGAAAGAGAAAACACAATCGCTGATCCTGACTTTCAACAATGGTGTAAGGATATGAAGATAGGTGCAAGAGTGCAAAAGCG